GTGTTGTTCACGATCTCGACTTCCTGCCCAATGTAGGAGGGAGCGGGAAGCTTCACGGAATCGGCAATCGTCGCAACCGTATCGATGCGGTTGAACTGGGTCGTCAGAAGCGTGGCATTCGCCTGTCCGCCGCCAGCATGGGCGGTGATCCCCGTTCCCGTGCTTCCCGGGACAAAGATTGCGCCGTCATTGATGAGGCCGGACGAATTTGATCCCGCGCGAATGCCGTTCGGAAAGTTGGTCGTCGTCGGCGAGGGAAGGGTTTGGGTCGAAGCTGGCATTTACCTGTTCTCCAAGGAGTGAGGCGGGGAGCCGACGCCCCCCGCCATGTCAGTTCCGAGATTACGGGCCATTGACCGCGAACAAGGCGCGCGGATCGGTCCAACCGCAGCTGTACCGCTCATAGCCCTTGTATTTGAGGTTGCCCGTGTCGAAGTCGCCATCCTGGCTGAACTGCGCCGTCTTGCGCTGGAACAGCTTCATGCCCTGCGGCACATTGGTGCGGACGAAGTAGGCCGTCGCACCGGTCAGGTAGTGGTTCACCTTGATCCCGCCGGGGAACATGTTCATCGCCCGAAGAGCGTTGACATCGTTGTTGGCGGTGCCCGACTGGTTGATCGACTTCAGGATGCGATGCCCCTCGAACGCCAGGGCGGTTGGGAGGATCAGCGATTCGCCCATCAGGCCGATCTTGAGACCGCGATTGTTGGTCGCGTTCATGATGTTGATGGCGAGGCTTTCGAGCGCCGCTTCTGAGAGGTCGGCGGCAACCGCCAGCGTGTTCGACCAGTTGCCCGCAAGCGACGGGTGCGAGGTCGAGATCAGCGACTGTCCGTCGCCGCCGGTATAGGACGAGTTGAACGCGCGGTTATAGACGTTCGCCGCGACATTCTCCTTGGTCTGGCGGAACGAGAAGGCCAGGGCTTGAGCACGGGTGACGCCCTTCTTCTCGTAGAGGTTGTCGTCGATCTCCTCCTGCGTCACGATGAAGCCGAGCGCATAGGCAACGTGCGTATAGCGCGTCACCGACTGCTGGTTCTCCGTATCGTAAGGCGTCGGGGCGCCCTGCATCTTGACCGACGCGAGGCCGAAGCCGGTCATTTCGACCTCTTCCTCGTAGTTCATGTCCGAGGTTTCGGAATCGAACAGGTCGGTCCATTCCTTCGGGTGCTCCTCGTAGTCTCGGCCCCAGACTGCGTTCAGTCCGGGCCAGAGGAGTTTGGCGGCATTGCCAGTGTTAATCACGGCCATTGGTCAAACTCCCAGTTAGGCCACACCAGCCGTCTGATTGACGAGCAGGTGACGGTTGAGACGAACGAGCAGCCGACTGGCGATCGTGCCCGAGGAAGCGGAAGAGCCGACATCGTTGTCGGGCGCATTGACCATGCCGATGATCTTCAGATCGAGGGTGTTGGTCGTCGCTCCGGTCGTGTTGTCGGCAACGGTCCCGCTCATGGACGTGACGGTCGAGCCCGCACCCACGTTGATGTTGCAGTTGAGCCCGATGTCGTTCGCGGCAAACGCCGTTCCCGAGTTGGACTGCTGCACCATGAACGTCGCGTTCGGATCGTCGCACACGATGATCCGGCGAGCGGTCGAGGCGGCGCGATACTGCGTCGAGTCCCGAGTATCGGGCTCGCAACCGATGACCACGCCGACAAACGTATCGCCGGAAGCGGCGCGGATCACGTCGGCATAGACGTTGCCGTTGATGATTTGGCTGGTGCCGGCGAGCTTGACCAGATCGCCGACGAAAAGTGCCGTAGCGTCACTGGCCGGGGTCGAGTAGGTCCGGGCCGAGCCCACATAGGGCGTTCCCGAAAGCTCGTTCACCGGACGCAGCCCGAACGGCGCGTTCACGTTGGACATTGAAAGACACCCTCATCAGCGTCGGTCGGGACGCTGGGGAGAAGAGTGTCCTAGCGCTCGACCTTGATGGAACCGTGGCCGTATTGATGTTCGTCCATACGACCGGTGGAATCCCGCCCGGCTGTGATGGATTCATCGATCAGCCGATTGGCCGCTTCCTGTTCGGCGAGGCCCTGGGCAAAAAGCTCGTCAGGGGTTTCCATCAGGTAAGCG